GGTTGGCGAACGCCTCTACACCACAATGCAGTTCGCCGAAGCCTTCGAGAACCAGGGCGGGCTCGGCAGCAAGCACACCATTCGGGACCGCCTCAGCGTCCTGGGGACCAAGGGCTTCATCAAGTTCCTGCGGGATGCCACCGACTTTGGCTTCCCCGTCACCCGCTCCCACTCCGGTTACCTGTGCGTCCAGGGCATGATCTTTGGGCCGCCGGAGGAGGCCACCGACGCCACCACCGGGGAGGTGATCACCACCACCCGAAGGGTGCTTCCGAGCCACTACAAGTGCCCCCAGTCGGGTGCCTATTTCGAGGTCGTAAACCCCGAGGTCTGGGTCTACCCGGAGGGCGCTGAAGATGAGCTCACTCATATGAGTGAGGCGTGAACTCATATGAGTGCGCCATTCATGAATTCAGCAAAATCAATGACTTACGCTCGAAATATGAGTGAGGCCGCTCACTCATACCGCACTCATACCGCACTCGTATTTGGCCATCAAAATCAGAGATTTAGCCTAAAACGAACAGTTAGGTGTCAAAGCTCCCATACTACGTATGGGAGGGCCAACATGATGAGTTGGCCCGTCCTCCCATACGTTGGCAGACCTCGGGCTCCGCCATGAGGTGACCCTGACCTGCTGACCAGAGCTGCCAGCCAGCCGGCCCGCCCGCACCCCTCGACCGAACATCACCCCATCCATTTCATGACGGAGACCATCATGGCTTCGAATGCCCAGACTCTGCCCGCTGCAGGCTCGAGTCCCTCGACCCCATCCATCCTCGCCCTCGACCTTGGCAGCACCACCGGGTGGGCCGTCCGCACCGCCCGCTGCCGCATCCTGCACGGTACGGCCGAGTTCCGCCCCAGCCGCTACGAGGGCGGGGGCATGCGCTACCTGCGCTTCGGGAAGTGGCTCGACCAGACGCTGGACGTCACCGGCGGCATCAACGCCGTGTACTTCGAGGAGGTGCGCCGGCACATCGGCACGGACGCGGCCCACGTCTTTGGGGGACTGCTCGCCACGCTGACTGCGTGGTGTGAGCAGCACAGCCTGCCGTACCAAGGGGTGCCCGTCGGAACCATCAAGCGCTTCGCCACGGGCAAGGGCAATGCCGACAAGGCGGCGATGATCGCTGCCATCCGGGAACGCGGCTTCGAGCCGGCCGACGACAACGAGGCAGATGCCATCGCCATTCTGCTGTGGGCGCTCGAGACGAATAGCGGTGTCGCATGAGCAGCGCCGCCGAGAAGTTCCTGAAGCACGTCGCCAAAGTCATCGCTGAACGGAGCACCCAGTACGGTGATGCCGGCGGCAACATGACGGCCATTGCAGCCCGCTGGTCAGCCACTCTGGGCAGAGAAATTACAGCAGCTCAGGTGGTCCTCTGCCTGCTCGATCTGAAGCTGGCCCGTCTCGCCCACGATCCCACCCACGAAGATTCGGCAGTCGACGTCTGCGGCTACGCCGCCTTGCTGCGCGAACTCAACCAAACCTCCAACTCGGCAGGAAACTGAACGATGGCACCTGGACGCAAGCGCAAACCCGGAAATCGCTACCCCTGTGGCAAGCTCACCCGTCACGAACTTGAGAGGGACGCCATGAGCGTGGCGATCGATGCCCGCCGCCGGCACTTCGGCGTCTCGGCCAAGCAGGCGAAGGATGAACGGCTTGGTACAGCTCTCGGCCGTCTCGCCTTCCGTGAACTCATCAGCGAGACGCAATACCAAGCGGGCGTCGCCTTCGGACAGCTGTACCGCGACCACCATGTGATGGTTGGTCTGCCATCGCCGAGTCCGCGGTCCGTGGCGGGTCTGCTGATCAACGAGGGAATCTTCGGTGCCAGCCCGAGTGAGCCGGTACTGGATGTGCTGGAGAAGTTGAAGCGCCGCTTCAACGATGCGACCAATGTGCTGGATGCCAGCGATCGCGAGCACCGTTTGTCGGCGGGTCGCCGTCCGACGCTGCTGGTCTACCGGGTCATTTGCTCCGATGAGGACGCGCTGCACTGGCGCGAGGAGGACATCGGGAACCTCAGGGTGGCGCTGAATGCTCTAGTGCGGCTTTTCAGGCTATGACGCAGGAACCGCGGACCGTTTGCCGCGGTAATGAGCTTCTGTTGACCTGTTCGGCATTGCCAAGCAGCAAATCGCTAAAAATGAAACAAAATCAACCAAAGAGAGCAAGCCGCTTGCCATTTGTACTATTTTTGTTCTATACTCAACTAGTTCAGACCCAGTTGATTTCTGCTCAGATGGGATTCTAGGGTCGTGCGAGGGAGTGGCCGCAACATGGAACAGGCGACGCTTTTTAGCGCCGAACGAGAAAACGACATTGTCGTAGAACCAATCGATGCAGCGCTTGAGATTGGAGCATATGAGAGCCTGTGGACTGGGCATAACGCTAGCTTCAAGTCCATCGCAGAGATGTTGCGTCGTCAGCCCGGCGCGCGCCCTTCAGACCTAGTCCCTGAAAAGGAGGCGCGAACAACAGCCAAGCGCGTTATCGAAAAGCTCCGAAGCCGCACCAACGAGAGGTTCGGCGTCAGAATTCACGGCGAATGGCAATATCCCAGCCGCCTACGGGATGCTGTTGATCCTGTAGAACTCTTGTACTTCCAGGGGAACTGGGAATTAGTGTTCACTCCAGCAGTTGCAATCGTTGGCACGCGGAAGCCTTCCGAGTTGGGGCGCGCCCGCGCTGCGGCGTTGGCGCGACAACTGGTGAAAGACGAATTCACGGTTGTTTCCGGATTGGCGGAAGGTATCGACACTGTCGCTCATGAGGCAGCTATCGAAGCAGGCGGAAACACGATCGCCGTTATCGGCACACCGCTTGGGCAAGTGTATCCCAAAGCGAACTCAGATTTGCAGGATCTCATCGCGCGCGAATACCTTCTGATCAGCCAGGTACCTGTCGAGCGCTATGATGCACAAACCTTTAAGACAAACCGCTTCTTCTTCCCAGAACGTAATAAACTGATGTCAGCGCTGACTAAAGCGACTGTCATCGTGGAGGCCGGTGAAACCTCGGGAACTCTTGTGCAGGCAAGAGAGGCGTTAAGACAGAAGCGGAAGCTCTTCATCATGAATAGCTGTTTTGAGCGAGCTGACTTGACGTGGCCACGTCGTTTCGAAGAGCAGGGTGCTATCAGGGTGCACAACTATGACGATGTTCGACGCGAGTTGGTCACCGAAGCTCCGGAAGATCGGGGAGCTTGAGCGCGGAGATCACTACCATCTAACCGATGGCGACGACTGCTATTTTTTGGGTGAATATACTGCGCGTGCGGGATCTCAGCACAGTTCTACCAATCAGATTATCGCCAACATTAAGAAGAAACCGTCTGTCAGACTGACTCCGCAATGGCAGTACAAGACTCGCGATATGGCTAGGGTGGCTTCCGCACTTGGCGCTGCTCTAAATCAGAATGTACTTCCGAGCATCACGTTCGTGCCAATTCCTCCTTCGAAACATCGCACGGATCCCGAGTATGATGACAGGATGACTGTTATCGCGAAAGGTATTCGTTCGGGGGTGGACGTTCGAGAAATGATCTCGTCTTGTGCGACACGAAAAGCATTGCACGAGAGCGACACGAGATTGCGACCTGAAGAACTCGAGGAACTGCTTGAGTTGAATGAAGCTGTTTGCGCTCCACCACCTAGTCGGATCGTATTGCTCGATGATGTCATTACGACCGGTTCGAGCTTCAAGGCATGCAGCAACATTCTTCGTAGAAAATTTCCCGAAGTCTCGATAGCGGGCGTGTTTGTCGCTCGAAGGATTTTTGATTACTCAGGTGACTTTGAGGTTGTCGACGTGAGTGACTTTTAGTCATGTCTTGTATGCTGTAGCCTAAGATGTCGATATACGATCTCAATCGGTTTGTGAAAGCGCAAGAACCAGTCATTGCTGCGGTTCTTCGGGAGCTTCGCGCCGGACGGAAAGAGACCCACTGGATGTGGTTTGTATTCCCACAGCTTCGTGGTCTTGGTCGGTCACCCATGGCTCAGCGCTACGGCATCGGAAATCTGGAAGAGGCGCGGGCCTATCTGGGTCATGCGATTTTGGGTCCGAGGTTGAAGGAGTGCACCGAGGCCGTCCTTGTTGTCACTGGCAGGACGCTGCACGAGATCTTCGGGTCACCTGACGACGTGAAGTTCTGCTCTTCCATGACACTCTTCGCGTTGGCCAACGGCAGTGACAAACCGTTTCGCGAAGCCCTGGTCCGTTACTGCGATGGGCAGCAGGATGCTGCAACGCTTAAGCTTCTGGGCGTTCGTTCCCCGCGGTGACTGTGGAGTTCGTAGTTGCGACCGGTGCCCGAGTGATGCTGGCAACTAACTTACAAAGAAAATGGTTGTTTACTTGAAAGAAAGTGTTGACGTCGAATCTGGATGTGATAGAAGTTCCGTTATTGAAGGCTCGATGAAGTGTCTGGATGCAGGACCTTCTCGTTCCGACGGCCTCAGCGCCGCTTGAATTCACGGGTCCTTCCCAAAGGGAAAGAATAGCGGGGGCGCTCAGCGCAGGCTTTCGCTAGCGCCAGAGTTTCCACTTGGGGTCCCGGTTTCCAGTTTCCACATCGCGCATCAGCCGAACATCATCATTCGAACAGGCCCCGTGTTGCGGGGCCTTTTTGCGTTTCAAGCATTCATCGCCGCCGGTGAATGTGCGTGGAAACCTGGGTTGCGCTCGTCCTCCCGGTCGCGTCCAGGTTTCCACCTCCAGATTCCAGCACGAGGTTTCCATGATCCCCGAGAGCTACGGCATCGAGCGCGTAGATGTTTCCGCGCTGACCAGCTTCTCCGGAAACCCGCGAACGCATTCGGATGCCCAGGTCGATCAGATCGCGGCCAGCATCCGGGAGTTCGGCTGGACCAATCCGATCCTCATCGACGCGGACGGTGTGATCATCGCCGGCCACGGTCGTCTGGCCGCGGCCGCGAAGCTTGGTCTCAATCAGGTACCGGTGATCCGGCTGGGGCATCTCTCCGACGCCCAGCGCAAGGCGCTCGTCATTGCCGACAACCAGCTGGCGCTCAACGCCGGGTGGGACGATGCTGCGCTCTCCAGTCTCATTCAGGAACTGGATACCGAGAAGTTCGACCTCGAGCTGCTGGGGTTCCTCTCCGAAGACCTCGATCGGTATCTGGCCGGCTATGCCGAGAATGCCGAATTGGAGACGGAGGAGGGTGAGCTTCCAGAGGTTCCGGTCATCCCGACCACTCGCCCCGGCGATCTGTGGATCCTGGGCGATCATCGATTGCTGTGCGGCGATGCCACGGTGGTGACCGACGTCGAGCGCCTGATGGGCGGGCAGCTGGCTGACATGAGCTTCTGCGACGCACCGTATAACGTGGACTACGCCAACGCTGCCAAGAATAAGTCGATCGCCAAGGACCGACGCATCCTGAACGATGCCTTGGGCAAGGAATTCTACCAGTTTCTCTACGATACTTGCGTCAATCTGCTCCTGGTGACGAAGGGTGCATGCTACATGAGCATGAGTTCATCTGAACTCGACACGCTCCAACGCGCTTTCAAGGACGCCGGAGGAAAATGGTCCACCTTCATCATCTGGGCGAAGAACACCTTCACGCTGGGCCGGGCTGACTACCAGCGACAGTATGAGCCGATACTGTACGGCTGGAAAGATGGTGGGGAACACTATTGGTGCGGTGCTAGAGACCAAGGGGATGTCTGGTTCATTGACAAGCCTCGAGTCAACGACTTGCACCCCACCATGAAGCCAATCGAGCTGGTTGAGCGAGCGATCCGCAATTCCTCGAAAAGCCGAGATATCGTGCTGGATCTGTTTGGCGGCTCGGGCACAACGCTCATTGCCGCGGAGCGTTCCGGGCGCTCTGCGCGATTGATGGAGCTCGACCCCAAGTATGTGGATGTAATCGTCCTGCGCTGGCAGCAGGTTACCGGGCGCAACGCCATTTGTGCGGAGAACCAGGAAACCTTTGAGAAGCTCGCTTCGGAACGGAGCGGTGAACGTTGAGCAAGCAGCTTAGCCTTCTCGGAGAGGACGGCCCCCAGTGTGGGAGAACTCGCGAGAACTTATCGCTATCAGGGTTCCGGGCATATTCTATCAAGACTGTGGTGTGCGGTCACGTCATTTTGAGG